ATGACCTTTGACACCAATTCCGCAGCAAGAAGCGAAAAACTGGCCAATGATGCAGTTGCTGCATACGAAGTGGCCCGCGAAGTTTTCCTGGCGCGGATCAATGCCTTGAAAACTGCACCGACCCTTGAAGACGATGGGAAGGACGTGAACGCGATGCTCTCGACCATGAGCAAAGCGATTTCGACTGCTGTGGATCATACTAGGAGGATTGAAGATGACTTCTCCAAATCCAACGGAGGCATGTCCAACGGGACGTTCGACCTTGACAGCGCCCGTGCTGAGATCCGGGTCCGCCTGGCTTGCCTCCGCGCCGCGGGAGACGCAGGAGACGTTCCTGGCGCAACTGACTGATCATGCACTTGCGGCATTGCCTTGGCTCTTTGAGTTTTGGGCATTGCCGCACCAGATGCCGCCCAGTGGGGACTGGCGCAGCTGGGTGATTATGGGCGGCCGTGGCGCGGGCAAAACGCGCGCCGGATCCGAATGGGTTCGGCTTATGGTAGAAGGGTCCCGGCCGCTTGAGAGCGGCCGGGCCAAACGTGTCGCGTTGGTTGGGGAAACCTATGACCAAACGCGGGATGTTATGGTTTTCGGGGACAGCGGCATTCTGGCGTGCTGTCCGCCGGACCGTAAGCCGGAATGGCAGGCCTCTAAGCGCAAGCTGGTGTGGCCTAATGGTGCCGAGGCGCAGTGTTTTTCGGCCAGTGAGCCAGAGGCGCTTCGTGGGCCGCAGTTTGATGCGGCTTGGGTTGATGAGTTGGCAAAGTGGAAAAAGGCGCAGGATACTTGGGATATGCTGCAATTTTGTCTGCGTTTGGGCAACGACCCGAAGTGTGTGGTGACCACGACACCGCGCAACGTTGATGTTTTGAAGGATTTGCTGGCGCGGGAGAGCACGGTTCAGACCCATGCCCCGACCCATGCCAACCGGGCCTATTTGGCAGACAGTTTCTTGGCCGAGGTCGAGAGCCGTTATGAGGGGTCCCGGCTGGGGCGCCAAGAGTTGAATGGTGAGTTGCTGGAGGATGTGCAGGGCGCGTTTTGGACGTCTCATATGTTGGGTGCGTGTCGGGTGAAAGAGTTGCCCGAGGTGGACCGGGTGATTGTTGCGGTGGACCCGCCGGTCACAGGGCACGCTGGATCGGATGAATGTGGGATCGTCGTGATTGGCGTGACCCATCAGGGGCCGCGCGCGGCTTGGCGGGCCTATGTCATTGAGGATGCGTCTGTTGCGGCGTCTAGCCCATTGGAGTGGGCGCAGGCGGCGGTGGCCGCGATGAAGCGCCATAATGGTGATTGTCTGGTCGCAGAAGTGAACCAGGGCGGTGACATGGTCAAACAGATCGTGCGCCAAGTGGACCCGATGATCCGCTATCAGGCCGTGCGCGCCACCAAGGGCAAGAGCGCCCGCGCCGAGCCGATTGCCGCGTTGTACGAACAGGGCCGGGTGCATCATTGCGGACAGTTTTCGGAGCTAGAGGACCAGATGGTCCAGATGACGTTGCAAGGATACGCCGGCAAGGGCAGCCCGGACCGCGTTGACGCGCTGGTTTGGGCATTGTTCGAGGGCATGATCGCACCGACCACGCCCGGCGGCGCGGCAGCGATCCGGACCTTGTAGATACAGGTTATCGAACCTTCTTTTCGGGGCCCTTTGGGGCCCTTTTTTATTCGGCCAATGACGGAGACAGCTATGTTCGACTTTTTGAAGCGGGAGGGCGGGGCTGCGGCACGCGCGAACGCACCTGAACAAAAGGCCTCCGCGACGGGCAAGGTTGCGGCGCTGGCGGGGGGCGGCGTTCGGACAGCATGGAGCGCACGCGACACCGGCAGCCTGACGCGGGTTGGGTTTACCACCAACCCGGTGGGATTTCGCGCGGTAAAGTTGATTGCGGAGGCGGCGGCGGCGGTGCCCTTGGTGCTAGAGGACGGGGCGACCCGTTTCTCAGAGCATCCGGTACTGGGGCTGGTGCGGCGGCCCAATGGCGTACAGGGGCAGGCTGAGTTGTTGGAGGCTTTGTACGGTCAGTTTCTGCTGAGCGGGAATGGCTATGTCGAGGCGGTTGGTGACTTTGGCGTTCCGCTTGAGTTGCATGTGCTGCGGTCAGACCGGATGTCGGTGGTGCCGGGGAGCGACGGCTGGCCCGTTGCTTATGACTACAAGGTCGGCGCCAAGGCCCATCGGTTCACCGTAGGTGAGGTGTCGCCTGTGTGTCACATCAAGGCGTTTCACCCCCAAGACGACCACTATGGCCTGTCACCGATGACGGCGGCTGCAAGTGCCGTTGACGTGCATAACGCGGCATCAAAGTGGTCGAAGGGGTTGTTGGACAATGCGGCGCGGCCCTCGGGGGCGATTGTCTACAATGGCTCTGAGGCGGGTATGTCGATGTCGGCGGATCAGTTTGATCGTCTCTCGGCTGAGATGGAGGCGCACCATCAAGGCGCGCGCAACGCGGGCCGACCGATGCTGCTTGAGGGTGGGTTGGACTGGAAGCCTATGGGTTTTTCGCCCTCAGACATGGAGTTTCAGCAAACCAAAGAGGCCGCCGCGCGCGAGATCGCGATGGCCTTTGGTGTTCCGCCCATGATGCTGGGCATTCCGGGGGATGCGACTTATGCCAATTACCAAGAGGCGAACCGTGCCTTTTACCGGTTAACCGTTCTGCCGTTGGTAAGCAAAGTGACCGCCGCCCTTGGGTATTGGTTGGGTCTGCATGCGGAAGAACGGCTGTTCCTAAAGCCGGACCTAGATCAGGTCCCGGCGTTATCTGTTGAGCGAGAGGCCCAGTGGCGCCGCGTGGCGGATGCGGATTTTCTGTCGGCTTCAGAAAAGCGCGCGATGCTGGGGTTGCCCCCCTTGGTGGATGGTCATGAGTGATCGCAAACCCGGAGTAGGCGGATCACGGTTTTTATATGACCCTTTCGACGTCGCGAATGCCCGCATCGACGCCAATGAGCGTGTGATGGAGCAGCGCTGGGAGGGGTTGGAGTTTCGGCTCAAGTGTATCGAGGCCGCGATAGAGCGGATGGAAAAGCGCCTTTGGTTGGCCGTTTTTGGTGTTGTGAGCGTGATCCTCGCCAAAGGTATTTCTGAACTTATTCAGATTGGAGTGTAAGGCATGACGCCAGACTATGGATTGGAAACAAAGTTCGCTCGATTGGGGGAGGCCGTTGAAGTAACGGACGGGACCCGCATTGAGGGCTACGCCTCATACTTCGGTGCATGCGATCAGGGTGGGGATATCGTCCAAAGCGGGGCTTATGGTGCGTCGCTACAGGCGCTGTCCGCTGAGGGCCGTTCGGTGAAGATGTTGTGGCAGCATGATCCCGCGCAGCCCATTGGCATTTGGGATGAGGTGCATGAGGACGAGAAGGGTCTTTATGTAAAAGGTCGCCTGCTTTTGGACGTTGCCAAGGGCCGCGAGGCTGCGGCGCTGATTGAAGCGGGTGCAATTGACGGGTTGTCGATTGGGTACCGCACGCAAAAGGCCTCAAAGAATGACAAAGGCCAGCGGCTTTTGAACGAACTGGAGCTGTGGGAGGTGTCTTTGGTGACCTTTCCGATGCTTCCTACGGCACGGGTGGGCGCGAAGTCGGATGAGGCTGAAGCGTATCTTTTCCGTGATATGGCACGTGCGCTGGAAATGGCGCGCGCGCAGCTGACGACCGGGTAGCCGCGTTAGGCGAAACTGTCAGCAAGACCCCTATCAACTCTATCGAAGGACAAGACCATGACCACGCAATCAATGCGTGGGTCGGGCAGCGCAAGTGCGTCTGCCGGGACCCAAGCTGCCCGGGAAGTCACCGAGGCCCTGACGGGCTTTGTTACTGATTTCAAGGGCTTTCAAGATCAGATCACCACACGGATGCAACAACAGGAAGAACGCATTGCCATGCTGAGCACCAAAACCATGACCCATCGCCGCCCCGCACTTGAAGGCGCACAAGCGACTGACGCGCCACATCAAAAGGCACTCGATGCCTATCTGCGGTGTGGTGACGATGAGGGGCTTCGCAACCTGACGCTTGAGGGCAAAGCGATGAACACGGCTGTCGCCGCCGAGGGCGGTTTTCTGGTCGATCCGCAGACGGCTGAGACCATTCAGTCGGTTCTATTGTCATCGGCATCTATTCGGACGATCGCCAACGTCGTGAATGTTGAGGCGACGTCCTTTGACGTGCTCGTGGATCACACCGAGGTAGGTGCAGGCTGGGCCACCGAGACCGCAGCCGTCAGCGAGGGGGCTACGCCCGCGCTCGAGCGGATTTCTATCCCGCTTCATGAATTATCTGCATTGCCCAAAGCCTCCCAGCGGTTGCTGGACGATAGCGCCTTTGACATCGAAGGATGGCTTGCGGGCCGTATTGCCGACAAGTTTGCCCGCGCAGAGGCGTCGGCCTTTATCAACGGGGATGGTGTGGACAAACCCACCGGGTTTTTGACGCATCCGACCGTGGACAATGAAATCTGGGAGTGGAGTAACATCGGGTACGTGCCCACGGGCCAGGATGGTGATTTCGCGGGTACCAATGCGGTCGATGCCATTGTGGACCTCGTCTATGCGCTGGGCGCGCGGTACCGGGCGAACGCGACGTTTGTCATGAATTCCAAGACGGCGGGTGCTGTGCGCAAGATGAAGGATGCGGATGGCCGGTTCCTGTGGTCGGATGGCTTAGCCGCAGGTGAGCCCGCGCGTTTGATGGGTTATCCGGTGTTGATCGCAGAAGATATGCCCGACATCGCGTCGGACGCGAATGCGATTGCCTTTGGTGATTTCACATCAGGCTACACCATCGCAGAGCGGCCCGATTTGCGTGTGCTGCGTGACCCGTTCTCGGCCAAGCCACATGTCCTGTTCTATGCCACAAAACGCGTTGGCGGTGATGTGTCAGACTTTGCAGCCATCAAGCTGTTGAAATTCGCGGCTTCCTAAGCCCGAAACCTATCCTCCGTGGTTTTTTCTTTCCACGGAGGTGGGCGCGCGACCAAATCATCCTCGGCGCTATCCAGCCGATTTGATCCGTCCGAGCGGCGTCGAGGCCGCGCGCCCCCTTTTTCTACTCACAAAGCTGAATGCAAGGAGCGACATCGATATGATGATGGTGGAGTTAAATTCCGTGCCGAGGGAGGCCCTTCCTATTGCGGATTTCGCAGCGCACCTGCGTCTTGCTGAGGGCTTTGATACGTTGCCGGGGCAAATGCGCCTTTTGGAGGGATGTTTGACGGCGGCGATTGCCGCACTTGAAGCCCGTTTGGGTAAATACTTTTTGAGCCGTCAGTTCATTGTGCGGACCCAGAAGTGGACTGCCTCGGATCGGTTGCAGTTTCCTGCGGCACCCGTGACCGAAGTTGAGCAAATCAAGCTGGTGCATTCGGGCGCTGATGAAGTGATTGTTGATCCAAATACCTATGCGCTTCAACAGGACGCGCATCGGCCGGAATTGGTATCGCGTGTCGGAGCGTTGCCGGCGTTGAGCATGAATTCGAGTGCTGAGATTTCGGTGCGTGCAGGTTTTGCGGCGGAGTGGTCGAGTGTTCCTGCGGCGTTGCGCCAAGCGGTCATGATGCTTGCCGAAGACTTTTTTGAGCGCGATTCAAGTGTGGAGGGGAGCAATACCTTGCCATGCTCAGTCTGCCTATTGGTCGAGCCGTTTCGTGACATTCGTTTGCGGGGGCGGCCGGGATGTTGAAGCGCCAAGTCAAACTGGATCGCCGTTTGGTGCTGGAGGAGGCGAGTTCGGTTTCCGATGGTGCAGGGGGCAATACGGAAGTCTGGTCTGCGCTGGGCGTGCATTGGGCGCAGGTTGATGCGCGCACGGGTTCGGGGCGGGCGCGGGAGTTTCTGACGCGCAGCCGGTTGGGGCTAAAGATCACCGTGCGCTACGCCCCCCAAGACAGCACAACGCGCCCTAAGCCGGGGCAGAGGTTTGTGGAGGGCACACGCATCTATGCCATTGATGCTGTGCATGAAACCGGTCCGCGTGGCGGGTATCTTATGTGCTTTGCGGAAGAGGAGGTGACAACGTGAGCTACGGTTTGAGTGCTGCGTTGCAAACCGCCCTTTTCGCGGCCCTTGAGGCAGATGCTGAGTTGACCTCAATGGTCGGTACGGCCGTGTTTGACACGATGCCGACGGGCACAACACCGGACATCTTTGTGGCCTTGGGACCAGAAGACGTCGTTGAGCAAGCCGATGGGACCAGTCCCGGAGCGAACCATGATTTGCAGGTCACGGTCGTCACGACTGGCACCGGGTTCTTGGGAGCCAAGCAAGTGGCTGGGCGTGTTTCGGACATTTTGACCAACGAAAATCTGAGCTTGAGCCGGGGAAACCTGGTTCAGTTGCGGTTTCGAAAGGCGAAGGCTCGGCGCGACACCACCGACGGGTCGCGCCGTATTGATATGTGGTTTCGCGCCCGCGTGACCGACGACATCTAAGTCAAAAGGAGGTGCGCAATGAGCGTGCAAAAAGGAAAAGATCTGCTGGTGAAAGTCGATCTGGATGGAGCCGGTGTGTTTCAAACGTTGGCAGGCCTGCGGGCCACTCGGTTAACTTTCAACGCGGACACGATTGATGTCACCTCGCTGGACAGTGAGGGCGGTTGGCGTGAGTTGTTGACCGGTGGCGGTGTGAAATCAGCGGCTGTTTCTGGTTCGGGCGTGTTTCGGGATGATGCGAGCGATGCGCGGGCGCGTCAGTTGTTTTTTGACGGAGAGATGCCCGTATTTCAGGTGATAATTCCCGATTTTGGCATTGTTGAGGGAACTTTTCAGCTGACGTCATTGGAATATGCCGGAACGCTAAATGGGGAGGCTACATATGAGGTTTCGCTCGCTTCTGCGGGTGCTTTGACCTTTACGCCCGCTTGATGCGCGGCAAGGAGCGTCCGACCGCGAACCCTTGGGCTGGTGAAGTGGGTTTGATGCTGAATGGGCGGCCATTGACGTTAAAGCTGACGCTTGGCGTGCTGGCCGACCTTGAGGCGCATATGGAGACCGACACTTTGGTGGATCTGGTCGAGCGGTTCGAGTCCGGGCGGTTTTCGACCGTTGATGTGGTTGAACTGCTTTTTGCAGGCCTTCGGGGTGGGGGCTGGCAGGGCAGTCGGGACACGCTTTTGCAAGGTGATATTGGGGGTGGTCCGGTGGAGGCCACCCGTGTTGCGGCGCTTCTATTGGGGCGCGCGTTCTCCATCGAAGGGTTGAGCGGATGAGTGCATTTGACTGGAACGGTCTTTTGCGTGTCGGGCTGACGCAGCTTGGCCTGCGGCCCGCGGAGTTTTGGAACCTGACGCCGGTCGAATTGGCTTTGTTGCTAGGTCATTCGGGTGCGGAGGCTGCGATGTCGCGCGGTGCGCTCGATGCGCTTTTGATGAAGTACCCCGACGCGCCGCAACCTGACAAAAAGGATACGTCTGATGGATGATCTGAATGAAGACATCGGCACCTTGAAGGAGATGCTGGAGTCACTGCAAACCGAAGCATCTGGTGCGCAAACCGTCGTGTCGAACTTCACCCGAGAACTTGGGTCGTTGAGGGGGGAGATGACTTACACCGACAAGGAGGTCAAAAGCTTATCTCGGAGCTTTGGCTCTGGTTTGCGGTCTGCGTTTGACGGGCTGGTTTTTGACGGCATGAAGCTGTCGGATGCGTTGGAAAGTATCAGTAAGTCGATGGTCAACTCGGCCTATTCCGCTGCGATAAAGCCCGTTCAGAATGCGGTTGGTGGGGCCTTGGCCTCAGGGCTCAATTCGATTGGCTCGAACTTGAGTTTATTTGCGGATGGCGGCGCATTCACGCAAGGACGTGCGTCTTCAATCGCGGGTGGAATTGCGTCTCAGCCGACCTCATTTCCGATGCGTGGCGGTATGGGGATGTTGGGCGAGGCAGGACCTGAGGCGATTATGCCTTTGAGCCGTGGCCCAGACGGTAAACTGGGTGTGCGGACCGAAGGTGGGAGCGCAAAGCCGGTCACCGTCGTCATGAATATTAGCACCCCCGATGCGCAAAGCTTCCGGCGATCACAAAGCCAGGTTGCGGCTGAGATGAGCCGGGCCTTGGGTCGTGGGCAGCGCAACAGGTAGGAGACGGACATGTCATTTCACGAAGTACGGTTTCCCGCTGCGGTGAGCTTTGGCTCATCCGGCGGGCCTGAACGCTTGACCGAAGTGGTTACATTGGCCAACGGCCATGAAGAACGCAACGCGCCGTGGAAACACTCGCGTCGGCGCTACGACGCTGGCGTTGGGGTTCGGTCGCTTGACGACATTGAGGAACTGATTTCGTTTTTCGAGGCCCGGTCTGGGCGGCTGTACGGGTTTCGTTGGAAGGATTGGTCGGACTATAAATCGTGCCTTCCCAGTCAGGCGCCGACGTTTCGTGATCAGACCATAGGGGTCGGAGACGGTGAAACGGTCACGTTTGGTCTGTCGAAGACTTATCGATCTGGGCCGCACAGCTACACCCGGGGGGTGCAAAAGCCTGTTGCGGGATCGGTTCGTGTCGGGGTGCAGGGCGGTGAGCTTGCAGAGACCACTGAATTTAGCGTGGACTTTGATACGGGGCTCGTGACTTTTGTGGATCCACCCGAAAGTGATGCGGAGATTACTGCAGGCTTTGAGTTTGATGTGCCGGTTCGGTTTGATACCGACCGTATTTACACGTCCTTAGCGAGTTTTCAGGCTGGTGAAATTCCGGATGTTCCTGTGGTGGAGCTGCGCCTATGAGAGCGGTTGGGCAGCAGGCGACAACGCTTTGTAACATATGGATTATTCGCCGATCAGACGGCACGGTTCTCGGGTTCACAAACCATGATGACGATATCACCTACGAGGGCGTGACCTGCCAAGCGGCTTCTGGGTTAACGGGGGCCGCGCTGCAAACGTCGACGGGTTTGTCGGTGGACAACACCGAGGCCTTAGGCGCGCTACAATCGACTGTGATATGCCCCGAAGACATCATCAACGGTCGCTATGACAGTGCTGAGGTTGATGTGCTTTTGTACGATTGGAAGGCCGGTCAGCTGGTGTCCGAGCAATTCAAGGCGATGATCGGAGAGGTTCAGGTCAAGGATGGGAGTTTTGTCGCGGAATTGCGGGGCAAGTCTGATCTGTTGAACCAACCCCTTGGTCGTGTTTACCAACCGTCGTGTGATGCGGCGCTGGGTGATGCGCGCTGTGGTGTTGATCTGACGTCGCCGGAATACCGCACGGATGTGACCGTCGTGAGTGTTAAGGACCAGCGGTATGTCCGTGTGGCGGGTTTGGATGCGTATCCTGAGGCCTGGTTTGAGCGGGGGACCGTTGAGATCATGGAGGGCGGCGCGCCGATGGGGGCGACGGTCATCAAGTCCGATAAGGTTTCCGACGCTGGGCGCGACATTGAGCTATGGTTTACTCCGAACGTTGTGATCGAGCCTGGGCGTGTTTTGCGTGTGACGACGGGGTGCAATCGTCTTGCGAGCACATGCGCGGTCAAGTTCGACAACATCCTCAATTTTCGTGGTTTTCCGACTATCCCGGGTGAGGATTGGGCGATGAGCTATCCCTCTAGCCGACTGACGATGGATGGGGGGCAACTGTGATGGGTTCGACTGCGATAAGCGACAAAGTCGTTGCAGCCGCACGCACTTGGATCGGCACACCCTATCAACATCAGATGTCGTGCAAAGGCGCGGGCAGCGATTGCCTTGGTCTTGTACGCGGTGTTTGGCGCGATGTGGTTGGGGCCGAGCCGGTTCCCATCCCGGCCTATACCTATGATTGGTCTGAGGTCTCAAAGGCTGAGGTGTTGTGGAATTCTGCACGCCAAGTTTTGCAGGATGTCGATACAGAGACGCCTTTGGCACCGGGTCAGGTGTTGCTTTTTCGCATGCGCAAGACCGCCGTTGCCAAACACCTTGGTATCCTTGTGACGGTCGGGCAAACGCCGCGATTTATCCATGCCTACGCGCGCCACGGGGTCGTTGAGACCAGTTTTTCTGCGCCGTGGCAGCGCGCGCTGACAGCGCGCTTTACCTTTCCCCCTCACGCCTAG